ATGAACTTGTTTCGGAGTGTTATCTCGTATTCGATAAATGTGTTTCAGGATTCCTGATGGATGGTAACTGCAATTTCTATTTTTACTTCAACAAATCTCTTTCCAGAAATTTCTACAGATTGTATCAGAAGGAGGTTGCAAGAAGCAATAGCCATGTTGAAGTGACTGAGGTTCTTGAGATTGTGAATAGTGGTTTTCACGACAATAGTGAGCCAGACACGATGGAATTGTTGATGTCCACCTTGAATTTCGACGAACTTGATAAACGTATTTGCAGATCTAAATTATTGGGGGAGAAATGTTCGGAGTTCTTAAAAAAGAATTCTGACGTTAATAAAATTGAGTACTCAAATTCTGTGAAGAGAATAAGATTAATATTAAATAAATACATGGAGGAGATGAAATGAATAATGAATTGGTTTATCAAAGTGCAATAGAGAAGATTGTCAGTGAGGGGTGGTCGGTTCTTCAGTTAAGAACTTCAGATTCATCTGAATTTATGTATTTTGTCGTCTACAAGTGGCAAGAGGGATACTTCAACACAGCGCAATCCGTGGATTTTAACATGGTTGAAGGAATCAATATAACGGAATTTATTAAAAAGAATTCAGCATATCACATGAATGATTCAAACTTTATGTCACTATTCAACAAAACATTGGATGAAGGTTTGTTGATACATCTCGAATTCACGAAGGATTCTATTTGGTTCAAATGGTCTGCAATTGATTCCGTTAGAAAGAAGGAGGTTAGATAATATGGTTGCTTCAATTTTTCAGAAAAACATTTACAAGGTTTTCGACAATACTAACAAGAACATCAACATATCAGCGGTTGCAGGGAGTGGAAAAACGACTGTATTGCTGGAATTACTTAATCACATTCCAGAAGGAAAAACATCATTATTCTTAGCGTTCAATAATAGCGTTGTTGACGAATTGAAGAACAGAATAACAAAGAGCGGTGTTGACGTCATGACGCTGCATTCTTGCGGATACAGAACTTTGTGTCAGAATGGATATAAGGTTAAGACGAATAAGAATAAGTCGCTTGGAAAGATCGACAAGGTGATTAAGGACATGCCGAACGTCACGGAGAAGCAAAAGAGTTGGTATTATTTCGTGTCAACAAAGATGATTGATCTGATGCGTTGTAATATGTGTGAGAATGATTATGATTCCATATCAATGCTTGCGGATAGATACAACATCAACATCGGTGATGCCGAACTCGAGATAATAAAGAAGTCTTTTGAATTAGTTGTTAAAGATAAAAGGAATATTGATTTCGCTGACATGATATATATTCCAGTCATTGATGAGAAGATTAGGTTCCGGAAGTATGATTATGTGTTTTGTGACGAGTCTCAGGATTTCTCATTGTGTCAGCATGAATTCATAAAAAAGTGCATAGGGAAAGATGGTCGTTTGGTGACAGTCGGTGATAAAAGGCAAGCAATATATGGATTCGCAGGAGCCGATTCAGATAGTTATGACAAGTTACAGAGCGTGAATGGTAAATCCATCAGCATGACGTTGAGCGTCTCATATCGTTGCTCAAAGAATGTTGTCTTGGAAGCAAGAAAGATAGTTCCAGAGATAAGTTATTCAGACAATGCGATCGATGGAGTTGTAAGGAACGGAAGTCTTACGGAGATCAAGGATGGTGATTGGGTTATTTGTCGTAATTTGAAGCCGTTGGTCGAGACTTATATGTGGCTAACGAAGAATCGTGTTAAGTCGGTTGTTAGAGGTAGTGACATAGGTTCTGGACTGATAGCGTTGATAGATAAGACTTCAGCAAAGACGATAGGGAGTCTTATGCAACGATTGGATAATGAGAAGGATGAGTTATTACACAAGTTAGAGAATAAGGGGATACGCAAGCCTGCATTACATCCTAAGATGGAGATTCTTCAACAGAACATAGATGTAATATCCGTGTTGAGTGAGGGGTTGACGGACGTGGAATCTCTCAGAAAAATGATTAGAGGTATATTCAGGGATGACGTCAGTGGAGTGGTTCTTTCAACAATACATAAGGCAAAGGGATTGGAGAATGATAGAATCTTTTTTGCAATTCCGGAACTTATTCCAAGCAAGTACGCAACCCAGGAGTGGCAATTGGAGCAGGAGCAGAATCTAAAATATGTTGCGATAACGAGGGCGAAGAGTGAGTTGATATACGTCGATCAGACAACGTTCACGGATGATGTTAAGAATAGAGAGATTAAGCAGGGTTAATTTAAAAAAAATAGTTAATATTATGAAAAGTGCATTGAATAGATTGTGGTTCATTATGATTCTTATTTTCATTAAGATAAGATTCAAGGTTGGCAATGACATGGTACTGAAATACATACGGATGACGTTTTATCCAGCATATTCGGAATTGTATGTTGTGACTTCGCTTGGAGAAGATGAGTCACTTTACACACAGATCGGAATCGTGTTGACTCATTACAATGGGGATGACACATATCATTCTTGCGAATATCACAACGGAAAGATTTATCGTTCGAGTTTGTTCACAAGAAGGAGTCAGGTTCGTGAATATTTTAAATCAAAAAGAATTGTGCTATGGTAGTTAGAATTGATTTTGATGTCATCAAAGAGATGAGCAATGAAAAGTTGCAGAAGTTCATTAACGACCTTCAGAAACTTATCAGAGAGAATGACGTTCCTTGCGCTTCCGTTATGATAATCGGACTTCCACAGCATCTTATGGCTAATTTTGATTATAATATAATAGAAAAGAACATAGAGTATGATTGTGAGTTGAAGCAATATGTTCCGTCTTATTGGTATAATAAGAAGTTTTTCGATAAATTTAACATAGTTTACAATGTGTGACGTAATAGATCCAAACGAGTTCAGCGGTTACGCTGTCATCGCAAGTCAGGCAGGTGTTGAAATAAAATGCGTGACTGAAATGGTTGATACCTCCTACGAGAAGGAGGTTCATTGCAGATATACGGATTCGCACGGATTGCGTAGATTCATATTGACACGTGACATCAAGCCTATAAACATCACAAGGGAGGTTCTGGAGGATCTGGGATTCAGGTGTGTATGGGATACGCAAGGATCAGGTTGCATGATGCAATACATGAAATATTCGGTATGTGATGAAGAAGATCTGGCAACGTATATCTCCATCACGATTGAGGTTCATAGTCTCGGAGCGCAAATTATTTGCATAAGAAACGGAGAGTCGAGTGAATATCAGGGTAGAATTGACACGCTTCACAAGTTACAGATGATTTGCCGTGCTATGGGAATAGATGACATGGACAATATGTACAAGAAAATGATTAACGTTGATGGACAGGAAAAGATTCAAGAGGTTGATGAATGACGTCATGAATGTCAGTGAAGACATATCATACGTGATGGAGTTCGGGAACGTGGTTAGATTCAACGTTCCGCCAAACAAGACGAATGCACTTGCCTCAACATTAAGCAGTAATTCAGAGGTTGTCATATTGCAGATGAGTGAGTCGATCGATCATGAGAGATGTTTCATTCGTTGCCGTTTACTGCGTTCCAGAAAAACCAATTCAAAATCAACGTTTCATCGAAGTAAACGATCGACAAGCGCAGCAAGTAAAGAAGTAAGTGTAAAAAAACGAAGGAGGAGTTGATATGGGTAAGAATAGTATAGTCATTCCAGATGGTGTTGTGAATCCAAGGGAGTATCAGAAGATGGTTGCTCTGGAGCGCAATCCTATTTTGAAGAATGTGATCTACGTCACGAGTGATGGTGATGAGGTGAACATAAGTTGGCTACCTCATTATTTAAGAAAGCGTATAGAGCATTTGTCACCGAAGGAGCAGGATGACATCTTTGAACTGAAATTGAGATATAATCAGTTGAGAGCCAAGATATCCACTGCAAAGTCGCTTGCCTATGGACGTGCAGGTTGTTATGGAGGTAAAAAGAAGGAAGACATTGCGCAATGGAGAATATCTCCTTTTGAAGAGGATGTCATAGAGTTGCTCGGCAGGCTTTTCACCATATCAGAGGTTGTACGTATAATGTTCGAGGAGAATCATATAGAGATAACCGAGGATGACGTGAAGGGTGTTCTAAAGAAGCATATCGGTGAAATAGAGAAGAAGCGTGAGGATTTCCGTAATAAGGTTGCAGACGTCAGACTCTACAATAAAAGACCACGTCTTGAGGAGTTGGCGTGGATGTATAGTAGTATGAAGATGCGCTATATTGCGTTGAATAGCAATGACGCGTATAATTCCATGTTGAGAACTCTTGAGCAGATACGCAAGGAAGCGGAGGGTGATGTGATAAACATAAACGGATCCGTGGAGATAAACGTTGAGGCAACCATTCAGAATCACATACAGAAGGAGGTTCTAAAGACCATAAATCTGAAGGAGATTATCTTAGGTAGAATAGCGGCAAGAATGAATTATGATGTGAATAAGTTGATCTCCAGTCTGCATAATAGTTACTATGCTAAGTTCATAGAGATATCAGGTCAGATGGATCCAGATGCTAAAATGAACTATCCGTCTCAGTCACAATATGATTTCACATCAATAGAGCGTTCCGCCGGAAATGATGTGATAGACATTAAGGCGGAAGACGTAACAGAGAAGGAAAAGAGCACTGCCGTCAATGTTAAGCAATTGTTTCTAGATAAGATTAAAAAGCAGAAGAAGGAGATCGAAGCACGTCAGGTTGTGTGGAATGCTGAAGCGGAGTCCAATAGACCGACATCAAAGGATGATGTCGGCAGCGTTAATAGAGGTAGTAGGAACTTCGATAAGAATCTTCCAAGCAAAAAGAAAAAGAATAAGAACAAAGAATATTTTACAGGAGACAAAAAGAAATGATTAATTGTGATATGAGTGTGAATGGATTAAAAAAAGAGATGAACAAAAAGAAGGCAATGGAGTTGATAGGATGCAATCCGTTGACTTGTGGAAGACGATATGTCAATTGCTCAGTGGTTGAGCACAATGGTGAATGTATGTGCACGGAGTTAAAGAATCTAATTAAGATGGCTGAATGGAAAGATGAGGTGTACAAGAATAGCCGTAAGGACATTCGTAAACATTACAACAGATTCTTTAGAGAGAAGTTAGATAATAGAGTGAACAGAATGATTGAATGGTTTCTGAGGAATTTCTGCATTCATTTTCATGACGCATCCGTCATCACAGGAAACTTCGATCGGAAATTCGAATCTATGGATGAATTCATGGATTTTGTTAAAAAAGATATGAAGAATAATGATCATGAGTAGGAAGATTGTGAAATACAATAAACCTTTGAAAGGTGTGTATCGTTATTCAGCAAGGCAGTTTAACAGATACGGCAATCCTGAGATACGATTCTTCGATACCATTGTGGAAGTCATAGGTGAAACTCAGAAATCCTATTTGGTAAGGTTGCATGACCCTATTCTTGATCATTGCAGAGGTGACGAAATTTTTGTAAAGAGATCGAATGTGAAGTTGAAGTATGATGAGAGGGATGATTCACAATTTTGGTGGAATAAAAATTAAATAATTTATGGAAACGATAGAATTTTTTGCAATACTTATGATTGCTATAATATGTTGGTTGTTTTGTACAACTTATCTTTTTATCGGTATGTGTGACGAGAATGACAAAATTTTTGACAAACTTGGTAAATTTTTAATAGCAACACTTATCGCTTGGATAATCGTTCCAATATACTTGGGTGTTGTATTTTTACATAAGACTCTATAATAGATAAGTATGGATAGAAAATATTACAAAAGAAATTTCTTCTTTTATGCTCATAGAGAAGAGACGTCAGATGCTTGAAGAAGCGAAAGTTCCCCCTCTTTTATTTAAAAAAGTTAAGAAGTTGAAATTTTTAGCAAGAAATATTGCAAATTTCTTTGCAGATTGCGCAAATCGTTTTAACTTTGTGGTGTAAAAATAAAACAAAAGATACTAACTAAAATTTAAACGTTATGGAACAGAATCAAAATCAAAATGTGTGGCTTGTGGTTTTCGGAGTAGGTGACTCCAGAACTGATCACTATGGCTGGATGGCTTTTTACAAAGAAGATGCAACGAAAACGGAAGCAAGGAAGGCTGGCGACAGAGCAGCAAAAAGGAAGGGTGAAAACTCCTACAACTATTACTATTGCAAACATACAACGTATGTAACCGACTCGATCTCAGCCTTCATGAAGAAGTGTGCGAAGGTGGGTCTGAACCCTTCAAGGGAGTGTCTTAAAGAGTACGGCTTTGAGATCGATTGAATTATTAACTAACTAAATTTCTGAAAATCATGGAAAAGAATTTCAACAGAATGTACGATAAGTATATCCAATCTATTGACGAGTTGTTACTCGTCATGAATGAGGACGAATGGGATGTGGAGTATTCAGGCGGAGATGTGATTTCAGTTACAAACAGAATAAACACAAGAAGCGAGGTTGTGGCTGTGGCAGCCTTGGATAGGCTCTATATGGACAGAGGGGTTCGCATGGGTTCATATAGATTCGAGAAGGACGCTAATGGGTACATAACGAAGGTCTCGTTTCAAGTCAAGTTCTGGAAAAGACCTCGTATCTCAGGTAGTAGGATGAGGGAGATAATGAACTCTAAGAGATTGGTTGATGATAGAATTCAACCCTTGATCGATTACGTGAAGTCAGTGTGGAGAACTCCCGGAGTTGTTCGTGCTCGTTGCGGTTGCGGTGGTAAGGGTAGATTCATCCACAAACCTCGTCTTCACGAGGTACACTTTCAGGTTGGTTACGGAACAACAGAGAATAATTATGCGACTTGCATAGTATTCCCGGATTATATCATTGTGGAGGATTAAAAAATGGAAGCAAGAATAATTAAACCAAATGGGGAGGTTCTTTTAACCTCCCCTGCAAACGGAAAGAGTTTCTCTTTTCAGGAATTAAGGGAAATTGTTGGCGGTTGGGTTGACGTTGTGAACGTTTCAGACGATGAGTACGTATTCTTCAATGAGGAGGGGGAGAAGTTAAATCTTCCAGAGAATCATTCCGCAACCGCTGAATGTAAAAGCAAAGGATCGATGTTTAGAGGTCGCTTCTATGGCAATGTTTTAGTCTGTGGAGTGAAACATATATTCAATGACATAAAAAAGAAAAAAGAGATGGTAAAGTACAGAAAATTCCAGGTATTTAATTTCATCGTGAGTTCGTTGTTAGTTGTCGTCCTCATGATTCTGTGTTATAAGAATTGGTCGGTGTACGGATGGCATGGTATTATGAGCACGATTTATCTTGCAGTATTCACAATTCCATGGGGATTCTTCTTTTACGCTATATTGAATCATTTTTACGTTAAACTAAAAGGAATGGAGGATTAATATCGTGAAGACATTTAACATCAAATTTTTCGGGAGCAAGAACAAACATGATCAGATAAAACAGATAAAGACGACGATCGAAGCCGTTGTTGCAACCGATGTGGAGACCATATTGCGACAGAAATACGGATATGTTGTGATAAATGCATTAAAAATCAGGGAGAAGTAGATTTTTTAGCAAAACTCTTTGTACATTGCAAAAATAGCATTAACTTTGTATTGTTAAAAGTTACTAACTAAAATTTAAACGTTATGAAGACAAGATTGGTAAAAAGATGTGATTTTACCGCTTTTGGTGGTTGCTGTCACAAAATTCAAGTTAAGAGTACAGAGGGAGTGTGGTACGATTTCTCCACAAAGTATCCAGTGGATCCTCAACCATGGCATAAGATCATCACGACTGAAGATGGCTTCAAGTTGGCGTTGAATCCTTATAACAAGATTGCGTATAAAATAAAGGGAGAAAAGTATTAACCAAAAGAAGGGGGCAACCCCTTCTTATAAATCAAAGAGTTATGAAACTATACATCATCATAGAGAACAGATTCGATCTGTTCGATCAAATGGAGTTGGAAAAGGGCGGTGAGTATCGTCCAACGTTCCAGAATCCACGAGCAACGTTTTCCAAAAAAGAGTTCGCATTCGATTGGATGAATGGATTCACGCCATCAAATAATTATTACACGGAATTGAAGTGCTTCGTGACTGAGGAGTTCAGTATGGAGGAGTTCGAAAAATTCTTCAATAGCGATGGAGCGAATCGTTGGTGTCCGATTTTCGTAGTGTACAACAATTTCATTAAAAGCAAAGAAATGAAACTGAAACTTGTAAAAAAGAACACCTATTCAAGGGATCTTTCTTTTTTGCAGTGTTAATCATAAA